AAAACACTTGGAGTGTCAGACAACCGATAGCACCTTCCAAAAAAATAAATCTATTTTTCACAAAATCATAAACTTCATTCTTTTTTGTAATCTTAACCGTCATACCCACGAATGAACTTTTGCCAATCAATTGCATTCTTGATCTGAAAAGTTCGGTTTTGAATCACCTTGATAATGTCTTCAAGATAATTTAACATCACGTCGTAGTATTCTACTTTAAGAGTTGCTGCAGTGACTCTCTCATCTGCATCCAGATATCTTTGTAGTGCGTCCTTCTCTCTCACTTTGATTGGGAAGGGATCCTCTACATAAACCTCTGGATCTGCCTTTCCTGAATAATACAGGTGTCTTTCGTGATAAACCGATTGTTGTACTTTCTTGGCCTTGGCCCGTAAAAGTTTCAGATCGTTATACAACTGAAAGTATTTAGAGTGTAACCGTGGCACGTCTAATGACGAAGTGTGCAGTTCATCTGGATCAATGATCGAATCTTTCGACCACATCTCCTGAATTGTCTCAAGGTTCATAAATTAAAGTTCGTTGTTATCTTTGTCCGTGAGTTTGAAGTAAAGATATTTGAATGTTACTGATGCAGTAAAATAATTTACATCGGTATCAGTTGCATTGAAATCGAGACCAGTCAAACTAACAGGAAACATCCCTTCTAGTTTAACATGAGCCTGAGGTCTTAGATTACTGTTTAAAATTTGTAGTGTACCATCAGAGAATTCTGCAAATGGATTTTCCCTGTCAGATGTGTTTGGATAATATATGTCATTTTCTCTTAATTCAACAAATTGTTTTTGACTCTCTGGAAAACCAAGGCCTTTCATCCAATTGTAGATTTCTGAATAGTTCTCAAGATTTTCATCAACAATAAAGTTGACACGAAAATCCTCATACACCAACTTATCACCAGGAACGTCAATGTCCTTCAAATAATTTGGTTGAATTGCAGTACCAAGAGTGACTCCAGGAAGGTTACATCCAGTTGCTAGGAAGTCAACCTTTGGACATTTATTGATCTTGAGATTAAATCCAATGGGTGACAGAAAGTTCCTATTGGAAACCTGATTAAGGAGAGGATTAGCCATGAGGCTTTTCTTTGTATTTAGACAAAAAAAGGGGGGTCCGAAGACCCCCTGCACTATCCTTCACACGGTAAGGATATTTATATCACATCAGGTTGGTGACCTTGACGCGACGATAGTAACGGTTAGCGTTCTGAGTCAGAGCGCCGAGACCCTGGGTGGTGCCTTCTGCGAATGGGTTAGCAACCATGCCGTAACGGGTCTTGAAGCCGATCTTGGGCTGGAAGGTTCCGTCGTTGACGGCACGTACCATCTGCAGAGGAACGTATGGGCAGTAGAACAGACCAGCGTCATAAGGTGAAGTACCCTTATAACCAACAACGTAGTAGTGGTTGGCAGCGACGTTAGCCGAATATGGGTCGATGTAAACGCGATACTTACCGTTGATAGTACCAGCAAAGGTGTTGCCAGTGTCGTCAACGTTCAGGTTAGCGTTCAGGGCAGGGGTGTAGTCGAGTACACCAGCCATGGTGAGAGCAGAAGCAACATCAGCAGAAGTGATGATGGTGTTGCCCTTCCCTCTACGAGTTCTTTGGGCGATTGCGTTCGCATCTCTTTCGATTTGGAACAGCAGACCTTTGAACTTCTCAACAGACCAACGACCGTTGGAGTCAACGTCGAGGTCGAAAGTACCAGCGGTAGCAACGTTGTTCTGAGCACCAGACTCAGCAACCTTGTAGATGGTACGGATAACTTCGCGGTTGATTTCAGCGAGGATCTCACTGGAGAGGATGTTCGCCAGTTCGGCCTCAGCATTCAGACCATGGATGGCCTTGAGGTCTTGGGCGAGTTCCAGTGAATACTCGGCCTTCAGAGCACGTGACTTTGCAGTAACGGTGACCTTCTCGATCGAGAAAGCCATCTCGTTGAAGTCGTTACCCGATTCGCCGAGACCTTCTGCCTCATCCTTACGCATACCCTGACCAACAGAGTACAGACCCTGGTTGGCGTCAGAGGAACCGAGAACTGAAGGGTTAGAACCGATCTGGCCGGTAGTACCGAAACCAGCATTGGTTGAAGTCCAACCAGCGGTAGCGTCGTTACCTTCGCGCTGGGCAGAGAAGGCGGAGTTGGGCTCGTCGAACAGAGCTTCGCCACCAGCCTGACCGTCGTAACGGGAACGCATCGCAAAGATCAGACCAGTAGGGCCGTTCATTGGTTGAACGCCGCACAGGTCATATGCGAGCAGGTTGGGCATTGAACGTCTGATCAGTGAGATCAGAACGGGGTCGAAACCAGCGGTAGGACCAGCAGCTGTAGCAGCGCCAGTGAAACCGTTAGAACCAACAGCGTTGGTTGGGGCTTCGTTGAGGAAGGATCTTTCCTCAGCAATAAATCTTTCTTGGTTTTCCAGCAGGCAAGCGGTTACCGCTCTACGATGGGCGTCCTTGATTTCACCAAGGCCTTCATGATTCAGAAGAGGGGCCCACTTCTCCTGCAGATGCTCTGATTGGAACATTTGCTTTTACAGGTTAAGGGTTTAGTTTGATAATCTTAAATTCACTTTTTGACGCGATCCAGGATGCTCATGTAAGCAGCCATGTGACCAGAGTAATCTGGTGCAGAGCTTTCTTCGGTTAGCACCTGTTCGGATGTCTCTTTCTGTACACTCTGACCGAAGTATGACTCCTTCAGGGTGTTCAGTTTCTCACGATATGATTCTTCACTCTCAAACTCAACACTCTCGGCGAGTTGGGCGAGCTTCTCTTTTTGGCTCAGGGCAAGACCCTCAGCAACCTCAAAAACGATCCCATCGGCAACCGACTCAGCAAGTCGCTTGTTCAGGGAGACATTTCTTTCGATCTGCTCGTTGAGTTTAGTCTCCATTTCATCAAGTTTGTTGACCATACTATTGACAACATCATATTTATCTTCAGGGATGGATACATAATGTGCTTCAAAAAGTTCCTTCATGCCTGAGAGGAAGCTCTCAGTCATTTCGGACTTCAGACCGTGCTCGACTGCAATTTCATTTTCCTGCAGCCACTCATCAGCAACGTACTCCAGGTAAGCGTCAACACGCTCAACCAGAGCCGACTTAACGGTCTCAATTTCTTCTACGATACGCTCTTCGTTCTTTGCTTCCATCTCGGAGGCGATAGCAGCAACCTTGGAGTTGATAGCAGCTTCGAAGATCGTCTTGGCCTTCTCTTGGAACTCTTCAGAGAGTTCTTCACCAGAGAAGAGTGCGGTCATGTCTTCTTCGATATTGTACTCAGGAGTCTCGTCAACAACTTCGTTGACTTCTTCCTCAGTGATGGTCTCCTCTTCAGGAGCTTCGGTCTCCTCATAGGAGGCCTCTTTACCGACAGATTGCATTGGATCCGCTTTACCAGCTTTAGCGTTAACGACGTTTGATACATGAGAGAGACGAGGCTCTTTCAGTTTCGCGCTGTCGTCATCAGCACGATAGTTTTCGGGAGTAGGTCCGCCGAGGTCTTCAATGGCTTGGCCGGGAACGGCACTGGTGGGAATACCCTTCATTGGGTCTCCACCCTTCGCACCAGAGTTAACGGCAGTCTTGGATTGAACAGTGCCTACTTCCATTTCTTGTAAATTCTTACCACGGGACATTTGGACTCTCCGATTAGACTTAGATAATTGTAGTTAATCTGTTTTTATTTATAAATTAAAGGCTTCCCAAGAAGTCTTGGAAAAGCTTCAGTTTGTTTTCTTGCAGTTGTTTAGAATCTACAAGAGTATTGATTTGCTTATATGTTTTCTCTGCATATCTTTCGCGGAGAATTCCACCGTCCCAGACCCAATCTTTTCCTTCCATGATGCCATCAACGAAAGCATCAGGAGCGGATGGATCTGCTACGATATCAGCAGCAGTAGCAAGCATGAAGTCTTCACCAACAACGTTCACGCCTTCATTATTCACGGAGACGGAACCGATACCACGAGAAGAAACGCCCAACTTAACCCCATCATCGAGAAGGGCTTTTGCGATGTTCCCCATTGGTGTGTTAAGAACCTTAGCACGGCCAATGAAGTTGTTACCTTCACGGCAAAGAGAAACGATCTTGTGGGATACACGATCGAGGTTTACGGTTGGACCATCAGGGTGTCCAAGTTCACCAAGAGCGCGTCCCTTAGAAATGAAGGCCTCGTTATAACGGGCAACTTCTCTTTCCAGGGTTGAACAGGGATACATTCTTCCATTGCGATTTTTAATATCGCCTTGGAGGAATACTCCCTCAATGTACAGGTTCTTTTTACCGTTGCGTTCTTCAACGATAACCTCTACCTGTTCGATTTCTTCTCTGATGAGTTTCATTTTAGTTTGCAGCGAATCCGACTTTAACTGCTTTAATTGCAGCTTCACCGTAGATGGTGTATGAGGGTTGTTTCTCTACATATTCAACGCCATTGCCTTGAATAGTGAAAGATCCAATACCCGAGTATTCGTTGAGCCCAGTAGGATCGGTGACATAGATCGTTGTGGCTGTTCCAGTAGGATTAAGCACACGAACGAGAGTTGCGTTACTTACCGTACTGCTGTTACCAACACCAGCGGCAATGTCAATCTCATTACCTTTTAAGTTAATCCTAGCCATCCTCTTCCTCAGTGGGGTCTTCGGTTACTTCACTTTCTTCATCTTCAAGTTCTGCATCACCAAAAAGATCTGCAGCAACTACAGGTCTTCCAACTTCAAGACGATCTGCTGACTTTTGCATCAAAATATCTTTGATGCCATCAGAGATCTCATGAGCAGGTGCATCTTGCAGCACCAAATCAATCAATTCAGTAGGGTTCATTATGTGTTTTTATACACTACAAATTATTTATATTTCCCCACCTTCAGGGGCCGCAGTATCTTTGTCCGATCCCATGGATGGATCTAAAGTTGCTGCGGTCTGTGCGTTAGTTGCATCAACATCAGCGGCTTGTTGAGCCATATCCATTGCTGCAGCTGCAGCAGGATCCATGTAAAGACCTGCTTCAATTTCGGCATCAATGAGTTTATTCTGTTCTACAATCTCATCATCTGTCTGACGCAGAATCTTTCTACGCAGGTAATCCTGTGAGAAGTATTTGCCAACGTAAGGTTCTGCCTGTGCCAGATTGTTCATGCGATTCTGGAACAGTTCTGCTTCTTTCAGTTCTGCAAAGTGATTATCATAAATGTAATCAAACTGAATGTGTTCCGCAACGGAAGGCCAATCTTCTGCAGCAATTACATTCTTAAGAAGTAACTGAGTCTTCAACATGTCGAGGAACATGTTAGAGAATCTCTTGCGAAGACGACCTACAAACTTGTTAAAACGAAGTTCGTCGCGGAGAATTTCTGAGGATCGGCCAAGGTTGAAACCACCTTCTCCACCGAGACGGGTTTCGGGCACGCCCAAGGCCTTATAGAGTTTCTTCTGGAAATACTGAATATCAGTGATTTCACCTAAGTTCTGCCCGCCAGGGAGGGTAGAGATTTCTGTACCGCGCCCTCCCTCGCGGCGTGGAAGCCAAAAGTCTTCCAACATTGACATGAATTTCTTATCATCTCTAACTTCACCCGTGTTAGCATCATATACAAGTTTAGAACGATAACGGTTCATGACTTCACGAAGGTATTGTTCTGCCTTTACCTTCGGAAGATTACCAACGTCAATATAGAAAATACGACGTTCTGGAGCCCTAGACAAACGGTAGATGACCAGAGCATCTTCGATCATTCTCAGTTGATTCAGGGCCTTGATACCCTTATGTAACCAAGAAAGTGTTGTGTGCTTGTTTCTGTCTACTAAACCAGAAGTGCAATATGTGATTGCATCCTTTGCAATACGAACTGCACCTTGTTTTGTACCTGCTGGGGTTGGTAGATAACCCTGACCAGACTTTCCAGAATTAGGATTGTACTCAAAATACTCATCAATGATTGGAGTTTTTGAGAGAATATCGTTAGCGCTTCTTACTAGAGGACCATTGATATTATTGTCTTCCTTTCTTTGTTTACGAACGTACTTGATTTTAAGTGCGTCAATAAAACGAAGTTCTTGAATACCAGCCTCAGGATTCTTCAGATCAATTACTTTGTGATAGTAAAGACGCCCATCGACGTACCAGTTACGGAACAGTTCATGGGCCTTACTATCAAAGTCTAAAAGATCCTTGATGTACTTGAATTCATCACGAATAATTTTCTTGATAGAATCACTTACTTTCAGATTAGACAGGTCAATCTCAACTGGGCTGTCGTTGAGATCAGCAACAATGGCTTCATTTACGATGTCTTCGATGGCCTCATCACATTCTGGATGCAGAGACATTTCTCTGTATCTCTTAATGAGATCATACTCGTTACGAAAGACACCTTCAATATCAACGTATTGACCATAAAAACCACTACTGACGTAGTAATCCGACGCATCTGCCTCGTTCTGCGGAACAGGAGTAACCGCTGAAGGAGGCAGATTATCGCCGTTGGCCCCTTGGATTGAAAATCCAAATAATCTACCAGCCATGTTATAAACCGTTGCCTATGAGGTTATTTATCAGCCTACAACAACCTGGCCATTTTCATTCAGGGCTTCCCACCACTGAACTTGCATCTCAACAGCAAACTCTTCGATTACGTTGTTTTGATCGTATGAGAGTTCGATTGGAGCAACTTGAGTTGGGAACACACCATGGAAATGATATGAACGCAGGATGGGAATAGTAGCACCAGTTTGAACAGGAACTGATGTAGAACTAGTAACAGGAGCACGACCAAGTTGATGGACGTATGCTTCCTGTTGATAGACAGTAGGATCAACTTCTCCACCGTTGTCAGAGACACGGTTGATCATGTTCATCCACTTTTCAAAAGCATCACGCAGAGTGAAGTTGCTGTCATTGATAACAGTAACTGTCCAAGTATCAAATGTTCTCTCACCTGCGATCTTCAGTTCGCGGCCTCTGAAGGGAACAGAGATAGGAGCGATATTAGATGCGGGAAGATTTGCACCCTTTACAAGGAATCTAACTTTGTCACTGACATCGTTGTCATCGATTCCGATGTTAGGAAACTTGAGTTCTACTTCGAAGAAGTTAGGGCGAACACCGCCGCCCAGCATCTTCGATTTAAAGGTGTCCAGGGTTCTCGCATTAGCCCCTGTGTTAGGGATTTGCTGAGGCATTTTACTTTAATCTCCTGTTAGGTTAATCGAATGAACAACGTTATCAGACAGTGCCGACAACTTCTTCAAAACTGATACCCGTGCGTGTTGCAACGAATGTCAGACCGATGAAGTTGATCGAACGTGCGGGCTTCACGAAGATGTCAGCACGGAACTCATTGGCATCAATGACATCTGGGGTATTGTTTGTTTCGTCACAAACTACCAGGAAGTCAGTGATACCTCTCTTTGCTTGAACATCGCGCAGGTAAGGTTCTACGATATTTACAAAGTTTGATCTTGTAATTGAATCGTTGAACTCAAACAGTTGAGCGCGAGCGGCTCTTTCGATAGAAGTCTCAATCGTCAGGAACAGACGACGGACGTTAACTCTATCAAACGCTGAGGTGTAAGAGAGTGCAGTCTTATCACCGAAGAGGATGATTCCTTGTCCAGGAGCAGCAACAACTGGGTTGATTCTCTTGGAGTAAAGAAGATCTCTTTGGGCCTGTGAAGGATTATATGCAAGTTTAACTGCATTATTTACAACACCTCTGGTTGTTCCTGCGGGGGAGAACCAAGGATATGAATTTTGTGAAGTTCTTGCACACATTCCAGCAACGTCAGCGTTACATGGAATGTAACGGAACTTGTTGTTGAAACGATCATAAGTATACTTATAACCAGAATCGAGAACAACGTAAGAAGAAGAACTTACTTGATCGAACGTTGCGATGATGTTGTCGGTTTGTGTATCCGAATTTGTAAGTGGAACATTTCCACCTTCAACCATAACATCATTCTTTCTTGGTGATGCAAACGCGATGCAGTCCTTTCTGTTATCGGCGATCGCGGCCAGTTTGTTGATCTTAGCGGTTGTCTCTTGTCTGGAGGTCAGACCAGGACCCATGATCAGATAGTTGATTGGATATTCTCTCTGATTTGCGAACAAATCATATCCAGACATCAGATCTCCAAGAGTTGCATCATAGAATGGTCCATTGTAAGAACCAGACTCATTAAGTCCACCAAGGAGTTCGTAAGTAGAACGACCGATTCCAGCAAAGGTGATTCCCTGAGCATCTTGACCCCATGCAGAGGCTGCTGCAGTGAATGCAGTGTTACCAGTTGAGAATCCTGTTGGGGATCCCATTGGTGCATAACCAGCGAACAGATATTCTGAGTTATCTGCAATAAAGTTCTTATAGTAGATTGGGCTACTGAATCTAGTAGCATCCTTAGCCTTGGAAAGGCCAAC